TTGTCTTCATTGCATATATCACACGGATCGGTTAAACGTTTTTTTTTTGATAGATCTCTATCTGTGTAGTTATTGCCATCAACGGATTTATACACATATATCATATTTGACATGATATATATATATTGTGTTATGTATTTTTATATCATAAGCACTGGATTAAAGTAGTCATTCAATTCTTTATATGTAATTATTTCGACTCGTTAGTTAGTTCAATACCTGATTTCAATACAGGAAACTCATCAATGTTCATGACATGTTTCATGTATTTTGATAAGATATTCTTCTTTTTCACCAAATATTGTGAAAACTCTTTACGATTTAATTGTGCTTCTGGTGTATGTCGATGCACTTGTCGTGCAATCATTTTATAGAGTTTAAAAGAAGGATATCTTTCTTCTCCGTTAGACTTATACAATACATTACGTCCTGAATCATCCATACACCATTCTTTAATTATATTCATTACTGGATTATCTGGATCAGATTCTGTTTCATCTTCAAGATCATCATACATTGAACATGCTAGGCGACACAAATCAAAACTGAAGTTGGGTTCAATACGCGGTTTATTTGGATTATAATATGGTTCAGTATTATACTGTGTTGATGCATCTTCGCCTGGTTTAAAACTATCACTGCATATAACCATTTCATTATAGGTGTAAATACTGCGTCCAAAATCAATAATTTTTGCAATACGTCCAAATGTAGGCACCTTATAATAGGAGCCACCAACTTTATAAAATAGGTATTCTTTTTTGGTTTCATTAAACATGATATTACTAGTATGTAAATCGTTATGAGTGAAGGAGAACACTCGTTGATACGTAATCAGTATCATGATGACTTGCATTAAAATACTAAACCATTCCTTATTTGAGAGTTCTTCGTGTGTCATAAGTGTATCAAGTGTATATTCCATTTTTTCCATAAAAACAATTTCAACTGGAAACCTAGGGAGTGTAGCCAAGACGATCGGTTCGTCCTCCGAGTCTGATTCATCACTCCATTCATCACTTGTTTCAGAATCCGATTCATTTGCGTCATCATTTTCAGATGTGCATGATGTGCGAGATGAGCAACTGGACGAAGAATCGTCCTCAATGGTCATATTCTTGACCTTTTCGCTAGTTGATTCTGAATCTATAACTGAAGAACCAACAATCTCAAGGTCACTTGCAGCTAGATCTGCGAGTGATATAATTGTATGAGGTTCGGACTCACTAGAATCTTCAAAAAGACCATCATAAGAGATATCTTTGAGGTCTGATGCGATTTCTTCTATGCTAACTGAATTTGATGATTCTGCTATGGAACAAATAGATATGGGTGGCATATGTCCTTTTCGAGCTGTTCCAGTTTCAATAATATCGTTGATATAGGTGGAATAATCTTCTACTTGGAAATCAACATTTTTATGTTGATTGAAGAAAGAGGAACCATGTAGATATTCTAAATCTTCATATATATTTACTGCAAGATTGCGTTTAATACCTATGAATGCGCCATAATAGGAAACACCATGAACAAAGTTGGTATAGTTTTTAAGAAGAGATGTAAGATGTGTGAACATTCCATCTACATAAGCCGAATTATTCGTATCTATTAAACACGGACTTGATTCACTATTGCATATATGTGTTGGAAGATTGAATATATTATGATCGTTAAATGTCTTACCAGTCAAATACTTATATGGATCGGTTAAAGGTATGATTTTACAAAACACAGATTCAGTTTGTTCCTTATTATCATCTATATTAGATAATTTTGCACGATACACTATAGGTGTTTCTTTTTCAACAACATTATTTATATGGAATAGACTATTCATATTAACATGTTCGCAATTGGTTGGGTTCATTTCAAAAAACTTATCGTAAATAGGGATGTAATTTTGGATATATTCCATATCCATTATTTTTTCTTCCTTAAGTTGGCCAAAAAGTTCATTATTTCGATATTTGGCGTAGTTAACTCGACAAAGAGACTCTGTATGTTCGTTCATTATCACTTATCAACATATATAATTACATTTATAAACGCTTTAGTCTTGATATAGTTTATATTGCATTGAGTTCTCTCTTCATGCGTTCGGAATAAACAAATAGAATAAATATTGTATGTATATATATTCACTTTGTGCGCTATATAATGACTCTTGAACTCAAAAAATTTAATATGAAGACAATTAGTTTTAAACCCGATGAATCTAAGGGCCCTGTATGTGTTCTTATTGGACGTAGAGATACAGGTAAGAGTTTTTTGGTTCGCGACCTACTATATTATCATCAAGATATACCTATTGGGGTTGTTATTTCCGGAACAGAAGAAGGAAATGGATTTTATGGAAAACTTGTTCCACGCCTTTTTATTCATACTGAATATAGTTCGGCTATTATTGAAAATATACTTAAGCGGCAAAAAGGGGTGCTAAAACAAATAAAGAAAGAACTCGAGACAAAAAAACGTTCTACAATAGATCCTCGGACATTTGTTATTTTAGACGATTGTTTATATGATGCATCATGGTCTAGAGACAAACTAATGCGTCTTCTTTTTATGAACGGACGACACTGGAAAGTGATGCTTATTATCACTATGCAATATCCTCTTGGTGTACCACCAACTTTACGTACCAATATTGATTATGTATTTATTTTACGAGAGCCATATATAGCAAATAGAAAGCGTATCTATGAAAATTATGCAGGCATGTTTCCCACACTTGAATCTTTTTGTCAAGTAATGGATCAATGCACCGAGAACTATGAATGTCTCGTGATTAATAACAATTCAAAATCAAACAAGTTGAGTGACCAAGTATTTTGGTACAAGGCTGATGCTCACAATGATTTTCGTTTGGGATCAAAAGAGTTCTGGGATCTTTCTAAAAATATGGGTTCAGATGATGAAGACGAAAAATACGACCCATCATCAGTTAAAAAACGCGGAGCAGGTCAAACCATTAACGTGAAAAAAAGTAAGTGGTAATTACAATCATTCATATAATATCATGCATAAACATCATATCATATATTTCAGACACTATTCTATAATTAGACAACTTGCTACATAAATTAATCAACATTGTCGAGCAGGTTAGATAAACCTCTATCAGTGTTTACATCAGTTACTATATTATCCCCTTCAAAGAGTTCAGATCTAATATCTCCGACAGATACTTCTTCTGCTGACGTTCCTAGTGCGTTTTCTTGACTAACAATACCACTAATAGAAATAAGATTTCCATCTTCATCTACATCTTGGGTAAGAGTAGTATTATGTAGTTCTGCCTTTTCTACATTATCGCGGATGGCCTCCTTCTTTGTTTCTTTAACACGCTTATCAAAAGCCATTTTAGCAAATTCTTGATTTTTAACCTTTTCTTGCATCAACTTATTCAACTCATCTTCTAGATATTCAACTCGTCCGGTTTTATATGCATCTGGCTCCCATGGCATCCACATGCCAATTGGCCCAACATATACGTCATGATTAGGGTCTAACTCACGTAACATCTTGCAACGAAGTTCAGCCTCTTCTAGACTCGGATACACGCCACGAATTTTTAATCCTCTTACACAAGTTTGAAAATTATGAGAACGTAAAAACTCAGCATCTAGTTGTTCTTCTTTAGCATCTACAAAGTTTTTATAATCACTATCTACCGTGGTTTCTTTTAAAGTATCAATCTCATCCTTAGCAAACCCCTTAAAATCTTCAATAAGAGTTTCGGTGTCTAGAGAATACTTGAAGGCCAAAAAGTTCAAAAACTGGTGATATTTTTCCATTGATTTAGATAACTCGTATTCTTTTAGAAACTTTTCAAAAAAGAAAAGGTTTCTATTCTTAAGAGTAGTCTCAGGCGATAAAAATGACACACAAGTATATTTTTGATTTGCAATTGGTTTATCTTCATCCAATACATCAACATATTTAGGATTAGGAGAACCATCTGCGTTCATTTTTCTAGGAAACGTAGAAGAAGTGTCTGATGACATTATGGTATTACAGTCTATAATATGTCTAAGTTCTTTGTACTTCAACCATTAATACAAATCAATTACTCCATCTAATAGCAATAAAATATCCAACTATTTAGCAAGTATTTATAAATAGACAGACATATAGACATATCTCTAGAAATATTTTCTTCATATTAATTATAACATCATGTTCGACGCTAGTGAAATGATTAAGCGCGTGATTAAGTACCTCGTTGAAGGTCTTATGGTGGCCATTGCTGCCTATGCCATCCCAAAGAGATCTTTGAACATGGAAGAGATTGGTCTTCTTGCCTTGACCGCTGCTGCTACCTTTAGCATTTTGGATACCTATATCCCTAGCATGGGCGTAACTACCCGCTCCGGTGCTGGCTTCGGTATTGGTGCTAACATGGTTGGATTTCCCGGTGGGCTATAAGAACATATATTAAATCATAATTGACCAAGTATATATGGAGTAATCATATTTCATATATACCACTTAACATTCAACCCTGTCTTCATACTGTTGCTATAAATTCCCAATCGAGTTCGTCACAAATCTTCTTCCAGATAGAATCTTGTTCTATTAACTTTTCGCGATCCTTTAGCATAGGTATGTGTTCCAAATAAATAGTCTGATCAAGAAGCTCAAATAACTTATACACTACGTAGTAATAATGTAGAAAATTTACACGATAATCAGGACAATGTTTTGCATACGGGTATTGAATTTCCATAAAAAAATTACATAACGTCTTCTCTAACTCTTGACTTATTAACACGGGTTGAATACCCAACTTATTTTTAATAAAGTTGATATGTTCATAATATTTATTGTACCCCAACTTTTTTAACAGGTCTTTGCATTTATAATATGACAAATCAGTTAGATTAATACGTTCTTTCTTAATTTGGAGTTTTAGATTTTCAATTACCTCATCTGGAATCTGGGTGGTTTCTTTGCCTTGAAACTGAGATAATATCTCCTTGAAATGGTTTATCTTTTTGTATGCATAAAAACATACCTCCTTAGGAGGTTCCTTATATGATGGCTTATCATTCTCAATCAAGTACTTTACACTACTGCCGCATATATTGCAAATCATCACACCTTCATCTTCGATAGGTATTAATTCACCTTTGTAACAAGATTTACATATATCCGTTGCATATGCATATTTATCTACGTCCAAAAAAGTTGTATCTATATTTGACAAATACCGTTGAATGATTGTCTGATTGTTATTCTCCATACTACGAATTGTATTTTCCGCATCTGTGTTTATCTTAAAAAAAGCATCCAACTTTGTATTAGGAACCATGTCATCACTGCCATCAGATATCTTTTTTTTATTTTCAAAATAATCAAACACATACCTAGAATTATCCAAAAAATAATTGCTCTTTGTCTGCTTCAATCGCCGTATCTCAGTCTTAATTTCTGATATTTTATCTGCACGATCTAATTGCTGGTCTAACCTCTGACCAGATAGAGAGCTTGAGGCACATCTGTTGTACTTATCTTTTATCGTCTTCAACTCATTAGTTAATTCTTGGATACGTTCTTCATCCTTAGAAAACGAAGATATCTTTTCAGAGTGCTTCCCGTCTAGAGTGATTGTACTTTTCTCATTCACAAGTATTTTTTTATCTGTTTTAGGCTTGAACGAAGGCATAGGAGAGAATGTTATTAGTAATAAGTATATTCTAATAACTCTATCTATTTATACACGAGATATTATTTCATATTAAATACTAACCTATCGTAAAAATGGGAGAGAAATGCTGTGTACACAGTATACATCATGGATTTTGCTCGCTCAATTCCTATATCTGATATAAACACGATAGATGCAAAAAACATAGCCAAAATGTCTTTCATTTATAAAGCAATCGACGACGGATGGTCAGTACGAAAAAAGAGAGATAAATATGTATTCACACGACCACATGTAAATCGGAAAGAAGTGTTCGAAAGTTCTTACCTTGAAGCATTCATAAAAATGAATAGCACACAATTGTCCATAAAAAATAATTTTTAACATCAATGCGCTATTTAGGCATTTCTTTGAATTTTTTTATCTTTGCCATTAGTATAATCATGGGAGGAGGCCTTATGCAACTCGTAGCCTACGGCGCACAAGACGTTTACTTGACCGGTAATCCTCAGATTACCTTCTGGAAGGTTACCTACCGCAGGTATACCAACTTTGCCATTGAGTCTATTGAGCAGACTTTCAACGGACAGGCTGATTTCGGTCGCCGTGTTACCTGTACTATCAGCCGTAACGGTGATCTTGCCTACCGCACCTATCTTCAGGTGACTTTACCTGAGATCAACCAGAGCATGAGCGCTGCCGGTTCCACCAGCGTCTATGCCCGTTGGTTAGATTTCCCCGGAGAGCAACTTATCTCTCAAGTTGAGGTTGAGATTGGAGGTCAGCGCATCGACCGCCAATACGGTGACTGGATGCACATCTGGAACCAACTCACCATGACTGCCGACCAACAGAAAGGTTACTTCAAGATGGTCGGTAACACCACACAGCTCACTTTCATCACCGATCCCAACTTCGCTGCTATCGATGGTCCTTGTGATGCCAACGGTCCTCGCCAAGTGTGTGCTCCCCGCAACGCCCTTCCTGAGACCACCCTCTACGTGCCCCTCCAATTCTGGTACTGCACAAACCCCGGTCTTGCCCTTCCTTTGATCGCCCTCCAATACCACGAGGTCAAGATCAACTTGGACATGCGCCCCATTGACGAGTGCCTCTGGGCCGTCACCGCGCTTGCCTGCGACTCCGGTGCCACACCCGCTGCCAAGACTGCCACCATTGCCTACAACCAATCTTTGGTTGCTGCTTCCCTCTATGTTGACTACGTGTTCCTTGACTCTGATGAGCGTCGTAGATTCGCACAGAACCCCCATGAGTACCTCATCACTCAGCTCCAGTTCACTGGCGACGAGTCCGTTGGTTCCTCCTCCAACAAGATCAAGCTCAACTTCAACCACCCCTGTAAGGAGCTTATCTGGGTTGTCCAGCCCGACGCTAACGTCGATTACTGCAACTCCTTGATCTGTGATACCGCCCTTAACAAGGTCCTCGGTGCCCAGCCTTTCAACTACACTGATGCCATTGATGCTCTTCCCAACGCTCTTCACGCTTTCGGAGCCTCCTCTGCCATCGACGGAGCTGAGGGTTTCATCAAGGACAATGCCTTCGCCGACCCCAGCGCTGCTGGTGCCACCCAGACTGGTGACGCCGCCGCTGTTGATTTCTCTGCCGTTGCCCAGTCCGCCGTCTCCGACGCCGGTTCCTTCGTGTTGGCCGAGAGCTCCCTCGACATGCATTGCTGGGGACAGAACCCCGTCGTGGTTGCTAAGCTCCAGCTTAACGGCCAGGACCGCTTCTCCGAGCGTGAGGGATCCTACTTCGACGTCGTGCAGCCCTACCAGGCCCACACCCGTCACCCCGACACTGGTATCAACGTGTTCTCCTTCGCCCTTCGCCCTGAGGAACACCAGCCTTCCGGAACATGCAACTTCTCCCGTATTGATAACGCCACCCTTCAGTTGGTGCTTTCCAATGCCACCGTTGCCCAGACCGCCACCGCCAAGGTGCGTGTCTATGCCACTAACTACAACGTGCTCCGCGTGATGAGTGGTATGGGTGGCCTTAGCTTCTCAAATTGAGTAATCAGGGCCGAAAAGCAGTATGCTATAGCAAAGCGACCTCTTGCTATAGAAAACCATTTGTGGTGTCGCAAAATTAACCCAGCCCAACTGCTAGTAGTATTTTTATACTGCGACATACCTTGTTGTTCGGGAAACCCCTTAGAGCCTTTTCTACCAAGCACAATTCCGAAAGGATTGTGTGGCCAAGAGTAATGAACTTGGGTAAGGTAATAATGAAAAGGATTGGGCAACCCGCATGCCTACTACCTACGGATGTTATGCTAATCTATGGTAGGGCGTCAGAGACTGAACGGGTATGGGTCATCAGTGAAGGTCTAAGCAACCTGAGATGGCTTAAGATACAGTCCGCCCTATAGGGAAACTTATAGGATAAAGCGTGCTTACTCCAACTAAGCGAGCTGCTACATAAAATTATAAATTGAAATAAATATCATATTTACTAGTTATAGTAAGTAAATATGTTAGAGTTAGAAACACTTATTCAAACATATATTAGCGAAAATTATCCAACACATACTGTTGAATATATAGATAGTCATACAAAACAACGAGGAAAAGATGCAAATATTACAAAAAATCCTGTATATTCGGTTACATTAACAGACACTATATTACTCATGGGTTGTAATCCAGATACAATCATTAAATTATGTCCAGTTTCATACGAAAAAATATTATCATTTGAAAAACAACACAACGATAACAACAAAATAACATTTTACAAACATAAAACTGGTTATATATGTTCAAATATAAATCTGTATATTCACCAAATTATTACAGGTTGTCATGGAAACGGCAAGGGAACAAAAAGCATTAGTGTTGATCATATTGACCAAAATCCATTGAATAATACATACGATAATTTACGTATCGCAACCAGAAAAGAACAAGAACAAAACTCCAAAGGCATTAAAGAAGGAACACAACGAGCCAGAAAAACTGATTTGAAAAACCTTCCAGAGGGTATTACAAGCGACATGCTTCCAAAATACGTAGGTCCAGGTCATGATACTTATGGACCACACAATAAGGATCGTTATTGGTTCGTCGTAGAAAAGCATCCCACCCTCATAGCCAACAAAAAGAAGCAGTTATGCTCTTCCAAGTCGGAGAAAGTATCTCCCGAGGAGAAGTTGCAGCAGGCGATCGACATCTTGTCGTATTTGGACAAGGGCGAGATGCCCCCAGAAAAAGAACCCGCGCTCCCGAAGTACTACTCGTTAATCGAAGCCCGCGGCAAGCCGCATTTGGTATACGAGCGAAGACGCGAAGACGGAACGCGCATGAACGTGAAGATGGTCTTGCCCGAGGACTTCGAAATGTCTTCGCAGGTGGAGCGTTTGGCAGCGAAGGTGTCGGTTAAGTATCCGGAAGTATGTAATTTAATCTGCGTGTAGTATAACGATGCCCGAATTAGTAGATGTGTTGTTAGAAGATTTAGAAGAAGGCAATGAATACTCCGTGATTTTTCCTGTAGGAGTAAATGGAGAACATGAGGCATATATGGCAGAATTTATACATACTGACTACGGTGAATATCTATTTACAATAGTAAGTATTAGTTCTGATCCTAGATTTGCAAGTAAGGAAGAAAATGATCAAATTAGCATACGCACAGGAGAACAGACTACTGATATCCGTGACCGAACTAAGTATATGGTTCTTGAAGAACAACATATCCCATTTCCACCTGAATTAGAGGATGCCCATACAGACCCTAATACTGATGATGAGATCAATAGGATTTTAGATGAACGAAATAGGGAACATGAAACAGAACGTTCAAGAATGTTACGAATGCTTATTATGGGTAGTAGACCGTCTCGGTCACCGTTATTGCGAAGTGCTCAAAATAGCCCATTTATCGGGTCGCGGTCGCGGTCGCACACGCCTGCGGGCGGACGCCGCCGTCGGACGCGCAGACGCCCATCCAGAAGGCGTCCGAGTCGGCGCCGTTCGCGGCCGAGGCGTACGAGGCTGAGAAGGAGGAGGTCTGCTCGTTCGCGTAGATGACTGAATATACTATATATTATAACCCGATAGAGCGTGATAGAATAAGAAATATAATATCATTATATGTATATATATAAGTATTATGTCTGGTTCAGTTACAGGTAGTCCTTCAAAGAGAAGCGATGACGGTAGTGAGTCTCACACAGAGTCACAGTGGTCTAATGTGTCAATGTCACAACAAAGTGATGATCATGAAAACACAGAACTTACTGAGATGTTGTCCTTGGTAGAAAGATCATCAGACAACCAGAAGATCGTTTTTTTGAAGAGCTTCATTCAGTCCAATAAGATAAGTTCATTAATAAAAAGAAACATTTTAGGGATGGGAACACCCCTTTTTCAAGGGGAATCTTCTGAAAAATCCGATGGTTCTGATGCTTCTGATAATGAGGACAGAACTCCTGATGATGTGATAGAATTAATTCACGATATAACTATCTTAAATAATAACCTAGACAATATCTACACCAAGGAATTAGAGTCGGGCGAATTAAACGAAGAATTAACTAATTTAAATTCACGATTAGATAATATACTAGGTAAGGATAATATTACATCAACAAGTTTGAATGGTGTTCTTGATCCAGAGAAAATTAAGGAACCTGATGACGATGACAACATTACTATTATATCCGCATTATCAAAATCAACTACAATGATAATGCAAAATGAGACACTATCGAACATAAGAAGTAATCTATCATCTGAAAATACATATCAAAGGGTAGAAAGAAATACAAATGTCAAAAATATAATAAAATCTATGTTACAAAATGATATGAGGAGACAAATCCATATGAAAGAGGGAAAAGATCAACAACTTAGAGATCAAGTTGAAAGATTCCTTGATACAGATAAACAGCTTATCAATGTATGGAGTGGTACAGAGAAACTAGGTACAATAGATGACCGAATAAAATTCGCAAAAACAGGCTGCTGCTATTTATGTGGAGGAAACCTGGTAACTAATCAGTACACTAGCCCTGAAATGGAACATAAA